CAGGGCAGCAACGTAGCCTTTGCCGTACCCGGCGTCCTCGATCGAATTCCATCCGTTGTCACGGCAAGCTTTAGCCCAGACCAGCGGTTCCAGCCAGTCAACGCTGTCGACCACGACCGTGGAAAAGTCGTGTTGCTCGGTGTAGAGAGCTGCAAGCGCCTCCATCACCTCATCGAAGGTCCGTGACAGCGGGAAGTTCGCAGCCGACAGCGTGCCCAGACCATCTTCCGTCTGGATGAATACGGGTTTATTGGCCTGACCTGCGAAGGTGGTTTTACCGACGCCAGCAACGCCGTGGATCAGCACCCGGGGGGGCTTGGGTGTTCCAGCCCGGTTGAGTTGTGCAAGGGAGATGGCCATCAGACTGCCTCCCCAAATTTGCTGTCATTCGCTGCCTCAGGCACAGCACCGTCCACGATGCGCTCGAGCTTGTATGTGGGCTTTCCGGCCTTGAGCGTGCGTGCGGGTTCGAACAGTTGGCGCACGGCAGGCGGCCAGGCCGTGTATTTCGACTCGGCGACCTTCACTTCCAGGCTTACGTAGTGCTCGGGGTCCTCGCCCCACTTGCGCAGGGCCTCGACCGCCTCTTTGAGCTTGCGCTGGTCGTACTCCGTCCGTTTTGGCAAGTCCGCCACAACGGTGAACCCTTCATCAGAGAACCGCACCGTACCGGTGGACTTTCCAGCGTCCTGGCGCAACTGGTGCGCCCGCTCACCGAAGCGGCGGTGCAGCACGCCCTGCAGGAACTGCCTGTAATGGCAGGCGGTATCTTCAGTGTCGGACACCTTACGGATCAGGCGGTCGAGGTCCGCCAATGGCAGGTTTTCAACCTCTGCCATCACATAGTTGCCCACCTCGTCGAGGGCATCGGGTTCAGGGATCATGGGGACTCTCTTTCTTAGTGGGTGCCGGTGGCGGGCACGGGGGATGGCGTACCAACCTGGCGAAGGCGGGTGCGGATTTCTGGGGGCGTTAACGTATTGGCCGACCGCACTGCGAGGTATCGGTAATGGCAGTCGGCCACCTTCAGGCTGAACAGGTGAACCAACCCCAGTTCGCAGGCGATCCACATGCGACGGGCTACGGAATGCAGGCGGCTTCGTTCCTTTGCGGAAAGTCCACTGCCAGAGTCGGACCGGTCCATCATCAGGAAGCCCTCGTGGTACTGAATCGACTGGCCAACCAGTGCGTTGGCAATCCAGTCACAGGCAGCGGCCTCGGTCAGTTTTTCTGCGGGCACGTACACAGGCGGGGTAATTGCGCCAGCGTTAACCCCCAGCCCGAGGTGGCTGCGGGTGGCTTCGAAAATAGGTTTTGCGTTCAACATCAAATCTCCAGGCGTGAGTTGGCCTACCACCACCGCCCAGAGGGGCGCGGCGTTTGTTTACTTCGTGAAGGTTCTTACCGGGCGAGGGGGCTGTTTTTCTCAGCCACCCCGCGATCGGTCAGGCGGCCGGCCGTATGCCGAACATGCGCAGGTGCATCTGCAAGTCGGCTACACGGCGATAGAAGGTGGCGCTCGGAACGCCAGACGCCTTGGCGGCTGCAGCCAGATCGCGATGATTGGCGAGCAGATCCATCAGGCAGCGCTGATCACCGCTCATGTAGGCAAGAGCTGCCATCACGTCATGCCGGGTCTCAGCGTCAGGAAGCAAGTCCATGTTCTCGCCCCAGAACCACGTAATCTCGTCAGGGAGCATGGAATTTGACGACCCACCGTTCTCGTCATTGGCTGCGTTCTGGGTGGGTGCGAAGTCGTGAATTGCACGGTCAATGGCGACAACCTCCAGGGTGTCGACATATTCCGGCTCAGAAAACACCAGCCGCTGCCGGTCAGCCTTTCTGGCGTTCAAAAAATCAGTAGTGCAGTGCGCTGAGACCGTCCCCGTGAAGGTACCTGGTGCGCCTCGGCTGGGGTCAAACTGCTCTTTGCGTCTGTAGATGTCGCACAGGATCTCCTGATAAAGATCCTCACGCTCGGCTGGGGCCAGCCCCGCTGTCAGCGCGGCCCTGTATGCGCGGGTTTTAGCGGCGTTGACCGCGGCCTCGTAGAAGGGGTCATTTGCAGGCGTGACAGTTGTTTGTTGCGTACTGTCGCCGTCTTGCTTTGCACAGCGTTTCGGGTTAACCGGCCCGGTCCGGTGGTTTCTTGTTTGATCCACGATTACGACTCCATTTGCGATTGCATGGAGCGATCATCGGGTCACGGAAGTTTGATAAAAAGGCCTGTGCAGTCACGCTGAACGGTCTGCCCGTGGATGAGCAAAATGACGGCCTGCCGTTCATTTTGGGTGGGAAATGCGCATTCCGGGGGCCGACTGCACAGTTCTTCTCCACCCCCTGAACATACATTTAGGGGTCTGACTGTATGAATTCAGCGCAGTCGAATACCTTTTGCTCTTGCATGCTCTCGAATCCACTTGCTGACCGTACGAGGCTGGTAATCCTTCTGGACGCCGTGAACCTCTTTCAACCAATCAACATAAAACCCCGCAGCTCGATCAGCGCTTCTGTGTGCGGAGGGATCCTTTTCCCAATCTTCCAAGACCAGGGTCTTATGTGATTCAAGGTCTTTGTGCGCAAGTCGCCAATTATTTCGAGACTCTTCCTTTTGTCTGTTTTTGAAGTCCTCGATCGCAGCCTGAACTTGCTCGTCAATATGCTTGCGCAATGCAACAGATGCGTGTTCTTTCGCCTCATTCAAAAGTCTTTTGTATCTTGATTCAAGTCGATCAGTTTCCCGCTTTTTTTCTGCAATGACAACGGCTTCCATGGCCTCAATCGCTTTCTCGGCGGCACGTCTGTATGTGTAGGACTCAACAGATTGCTTGGGGTCGCGCTTTTCAAATTGCCTGGTTTTGTAGTCGTACGTGTACTCCAGTGAATTTATGATCTCACCAATTTTTGCAAGTGCAAGTGCCGCAAAATACTCATGATCAAGCGGCTCGGGCGCTTCATCGCCGAAAATATTCGACCAGGTACCTACTATCATTTCCAGAGCGTCAACTTCACGGGTATTTTCCGCAGTTGGGTAATCTAAATCTCCTTCTGCATCTGACTTGATGTCATGAAAATTACCGTCTTCGTCGCCCTCTAAGCAGTCATATTTGCCTTCACTCTTGAGTCGTTCAATCTCTTCCTCTTTCGCATTTCGAAAATAATCTTCAATCATGTCATCGATGACACTCACCATCGATTCGACCTGCTCGTCCGTTCTCTTTTCCAGCAAGTTCCTGGCACGCCACACGATCGACGAAAGTTGATCAAAGTGGCGAAATGGGACGCTGCCTTTGGTAGGCTTGAAATTCGAAAATGCCAAGTAGGCCATTACGGTTCCTTCGATTAATTGTTCGTGTTTTCCCGCATTCAGCACGACATGGTGTAGTTCGCGTCTGGACTGGGTGTTTGAACGCCTTTTGGGGTACTTTGTACGGCTTCTACCCCCATTTTCCCTCTACTTGCCCAAAACGGGAACAAGCTTGAGTTCCCAGAGGCCAGCAGGAACCAGTAGCCGTAGGAGCCTCTGTGAGAAAACCACCAGGCCCGGCCGGTATGAACCTTCATGCCAGCCCAATCTCCACGCCCCGCCTCCAAGAAGCCCCCAGAACGGTCCTCAGCAGCCGTCGTGGGGGCCATCCTTGCCCTGGCCGTCATCCGGATGCATGACCGCCAGGATCGACTTGATAACCTGACCGAACAGAGCGTTAGTACGGGGTGTCCTGACCACCAAGGAGAACCCCAGTGACTGAAACCGTTGTGGCCCGCGTGGCCGCCCTCAAGACCATCACCACCGCCGAGCTCAAGCAGATGTGGCGGGACCTCTTCAACCAGGAGCCGCCCCCGTTCAACAGGCGATTCCTCGAAACCCGCCTGGCTTACCGGATTCAGGAATTGGCCTACGGCGGACTCAAGCGCGAAACCGCCAAGCGGCTTGCACAACTCGGCGAGCAACTCGATGGCGGAAAACAAGATGTCCGGCGCCGCCGCCTGGATAACCGACCAATCGCCGGCACTCGCCTGATCCGGGAATGGCAAGGCACATCCTGTGAGGTGTTGGTCTGCGTTGACCACTTCGCCTACAACGGCCGGCCATACAAATCTCTGTCCAGCATTGCCCGCGCAATCACCGGCACAAATCGCAACGGCTGGGCCTTCTTCGGCCTCGGCTCTGCAAGGAGCGCAGCATGACGGCTGAGCGTCGCCTGATCTGCGCCATCTACACGCGCAAGTCCACCGAAGAAGGGCTTGATCAAAACTTCAACTCGCTGGACGCCCAGCGAGACGCCTGCGAAAACTTCATTGCCAGCCAAAAGTCCGAAGGCTGGATGATGGCCCGCGAACGCTACGACGACGGTGGCTTTTC